CGCTCTACTTCGTTCAGGAACTGCTTATCTTTCCAGCAGTCGTACCCGAGCTTGGTGCCCCAGTAATGGTACAGTGTGGGGTCGATACGCATCCGCAAACGGCCAATGCCATCAATGGATTTGCGGTCGATCTCGTTGCTCTGCTTGGCGATCTTCTTCTGCTGAATGCCAGCATTTACCCAGTCTCTGTTGAGACCGTGACAGAGTTCCTCAATCACCTGTGAACGGAGATTGCCCGGTAGATCATCAAGCGATGCTGCGATTGCTGTGGAGAGTGAGTCGGCCATGTTGCTTGGGATTGTAAGTTACTAAAAAGGGGGATGCCACCGGAACTTTCCAGCAACATCCCCCAAAAAGCGCCAACCAATTAGCTCGCGCCGTTGAACATACCAAAGCCGCTCGGGTTTTTCACCACGAGACCGGCAATGGCCTGCACAAGACGGGCAGGGCCACCACCAGCGTCAGGCAGCGTCATAACCTCGGGCAACTTGCTGTAGCGGATCTCCAACATATCCATCGGGATCACGTATCCCTTGAAGGCTTCAGCAGACAGAGCAGCGCCGTTCTTACCACCGATGAAGGTGGACGGGTGAAGGATCAAACGGCCAAAGTCGCCCTCGAAAATGTCGATGGAGGCTTTGAACGTGTCGCTCGACAGATCCTGATTGAACGTGCGCACCGAGGTGGCGGCGATGGAGTTGGAATTGACAACCTGAGTCGTGCCAGAGGAAGTCAGGTTGGTGAACGCACGCTTGAGCGTGGTGCCCAAGATGGCGTCGTAGTCGCGGAACACGCCGGTATTGCTATAGATAGCAGTCAGCACGTTCTGGGCGGTGGCCTCAGTGAAATTGGCGGACGTAGTGGTGCTCACAGCGCCGGAGGCCGGGAGGAACACGGAGCCAGAAGCGCAAGCGCCGATGTTGGATGCGTTGGTGCTCGCCAACCAGTTACCAAGCGAACCAGTGAGGTACGGATTGGTGCCGTTGTCGGCCTGAGCGGCTTGGTTCGTACAAGCGAAGGTCGCTTCCATATCGCGCTTCAGCTCGACGAGCTTCTTAGCGATACCATTGGCGACTTCGTTGGTGACGCCAGCGACGTCCTGAGTCTGAGCGATGAAACCAACACGCAGATCGCGGCGGAAAGCCTGCGCGTAGTTGTTCAGACGGGTCCGGTTCTGCACCGGGTTAGAAGCGCTCGACACAGTCACGTCAGCGCCGTCGACAACGCCCTGCAACTGCGGGGCCTGATAATTATCAACAGCCCAGCCAAACTGGGCGTTGCCGAGGTCTTTGCCCTTGGGGGCCATAGAGACCAGCGGGGTGCTCTTCTGGTCGACAATAGCAATATAGTCGGCCAAGTCCTCGCGGACTTCGGAGGTGGAAGCGAGCGGAACAGATCCGCCTTGGTTAGGTTGCAACAGAGGCATAACTAGAACTTAAGTATTTGAGCCAATTCGGAGACACTTCCGGATTTCAAGAACTTGGATTTAGCGGCATCTCGCTGGGCCGTGACTGCATCCTTCTTCATCGGAGCAGCAGTCGGTCTACCGGGCTGTGACGGGGCCTTCCTCGGCAATGCGGCGGGTTTGCCCTTTGCCGATTCACGCTCCAGTCGCAGCTTGCGTCCCTCTAGGAAGTCACCGACCAGCACTTGATACTCCGGCATCTGCGAGATCTGCGGCAGTTGCCGCAACACCTGCTGTGCCGCCGTATACTCGGCGCTGGAGCGATCCTTCCACCAAGGATACAACTGCTCCGCGATAGGCTTGATCTGCTTGTAGTTCTGCAGGAAGCGAGCACGGTTTGGAATGTGCAGATCCATCGCATCTTCAACACGCCTACGGATCTGTTTAATGTCCTCCGCGCTGTACTCCTTGCCCTCTACTTCGCACCCGTCGCTGTTGTCCTCGCACCACCGTCGCAGATTGCGAGCCTTGGAGTACTCTTCATTGAGCTTACCATCGTCCCACACGTCAGCGAACGGATCCTGCGATGAAGCAACGGCAACAGGACGCTCAGATGCGGCCTGATCCAGCTTCGATTTCGCGTCGTTAAGCTCCCGTTCAAGTGCCTCGGCCTTCTCCAGCGCCTCTTTCTTCTGGCGCGTGAGCTTGTCGATGCGCTTCTTGAAGCCCAACGATTCGTCCTCGTTCTTGTCTTCTGAAAGAACCTCCTCAGGCGACTCGGCCTGAGATTCCATTTCATCGGTTGGATCCGATTCCTCGGCCTGAACATCCGCACTCGCGGCATCGGGCTCCGGAGACTGTTTCTCGACGTTCTGCACCGGCTTCTCTTCAGCCCCGCTGAAGCGTTCCTTCAGCACCTTAGCCAATGCCGCCTCATCGAAGGTAAGCGGATTGAATGGGGGCTTTCCCGTGTTGTTATGGGGTGTCGCTTCCCCTTCGTTCTGGTTATCCATGCTGTTTTGAGCCTAGCAAGTCGGCTGTTTTAACCATGGTTGATACGCCAACCAAGAAGCGTTGTACTAGTGAGATCAAATTGATGACTAGTTGTCAACATTCTCACTCTTCAATGTGTTAATATACAACTGAAGGTCTTTGATAGATGCGGTTCTGCCACAGTTATAGGCTCTGCCATTAGCATCTAGGTCTGAAAGTATGGCCGAATTAGTCTCGGACTCCAACTGGTCGCTGATGATCTGCTCAATGGCGAGCAAAAGCGGGTTCTGTTCGCCTGCGGAACGGAATATCTCGACCAGTTTCTCGACTGAATAGTGTTTCATTGAACTCCAAGGCGTCCAGTGACGGCGTTTTGCTGTTGTTGCACTGAGAACTGCAGATTCTCAAGGTACTTTTGCAGATTCGCTTGGAAAAGCGGGTCCTGCTGCAGTTGCGCCTGATATTTCGGGTTGGATTGCAGCACCTGTTGCGTGAATTGCAGGCGCATAGCCGCCGTGGGGTCGTTCTCGCGCAGTGCCGGAGGGTTACCAAGGCTCATCAGGGCCACCTCATCGTTGGTTTCCTTGAACATCTTCTGCGAGGCAGGGCCTGTCTGCATCACAAGCTCGCTGGCAAGCGTAGGATCAATGGTGCGAAGCGCCACAGAGATCAGTTTTGCACGATCAATGACGCCCACAGTGTCGAGAGGCAGCACCAATGAGGAGATAGCCTTCAGCTTCTCGGTCACAAGGTCGGTGGATAGCTCGCGCACGTCGAACTTGAGCGTGCAATCGAACTCCTGCACGTTCTCCGGAATCTGAATCTGCGATCCGGTCACGCGCATGATCTCTTCAGGCCCCATGTACTGCAGCACCAAGGCAAGAGTCTGCCGGAAGGCCTCGGTCCACCCATGCAACCAGTTGTTGATCAGACGCTGCTGGCGCATCTGGGTGATCGCAGGTGGCACCTTCTCGGTAGGACGGCCAAAGTATCTGTCAGTCTGAGCCTCGACCGCTGCCATGAGCTGAAACGCTACGTTGGGCTCACGGGACGGCGGCTGCATGAAGCCGATCTCACCGCGGCGGAGCACCGGGATCTGAACGGCAGGACCGATCTTCAAGTTTCCGCCACGAGTCTTTGGCACTTCGATGGGCGGCAGCGTCGTCAGGCTGGTGTAGTCGAACACCGAGTCGCGCTGAGCCTTGACCTCATGCTGCCACGTAGACGCAATCTCGGGCACACCTCGGGATTCCACGATCTTCCGGTGGATCAGTTCGCTGCGCCACACCACAAACGGGTACTGCCCATGGGCATAGTCGAGCAGCTCAAAGTAGCCCCACTTGTTCCCAACCTGCGGACAGAAAACGGTGTAGAACACGCCGGGGATACCATCCTCGTCCACAGCCTTCTGGTAGGCATAGACGATCTCAATGAGGTTCGACCTATCCATCAACGCATTGTTCGAAAGGCCGAGCGTGTAGGTGTAGTCCGCATAGTTGCTGAAACGGCCCATCGTGTTGATGGCTTCCTGCGCCCACTCGGCATCCCACTCTTCGGTCTCGACCTTCTGCAACACTTCCACCTCGGTCATATAGAACCGGCGGAAAACAACACGGGCACTCTGGATGTCGGTGGTCTCCGGAGGAAACGCCAACTCATCATACGGTGCCAAGGCCGCAATCATCGGCTTGTTAGTGACCATCGTAGGCACCGGGAAGTCGCACTCGCCCTCGTCGCGCAGTTCGCGCACAGCCTTCAACGCACGGCGCTTCGTAAGGTTCGGGAAGGCAGCAAGCAAGAGTTCCGCGGACTGATCGTCGGCCTCAGGATTGGCAATAAGAGCCGGCATATCGGCCAGCACCGAGCCCTGAGGAGACTGCGCGGCCAAGGCCACGATCTGGTCCATCGTCAGGTACTGCTCTTTCTGCCCCATCTCCTGCTGCCAAGTGACGTGCACACCAGTCCAGCCGTAGGTCCACAGGTACTGCGACAGTAGCTCGACCTCACGGGTCAAATCGGTGTACATCCGAGCATTGATGGCCCAGTCCATCAGGTTGTGAGCGGTGGACGCCACCTCCAGTTGGGACACGTTTGAAGGCGCTACCCTGAGCATCGAACGCCAGAAGGCAGTTGAGCACAGGTCAACCATGCCGTTCACCACCTCGTCGGCCAACGGTATCCGAGTGTCGCTCGCCCCATCCCAAGGGAACGCAGGGTTGGTGCGGTTACCATCGTTCCACTTCTTGCCGTCATCGGTCTGACCGGGCCACCGGCAGTAGCGCACGTTCTCACTCTTCTGCACCCGACTGCCGATACCGTACTCGGTAGCGGACCTGCGTAGCTCATCGGTCAAAGCACCGATGTCGGGTGATGCACCGACCTTCGCCATCTGGTCGGTTGCCGTCTTGTAGGAATTATCTTGCATGGTCGTAAATACTAGTATCCACCGCCGCCGCGGGAATCAAAGCCCCCCTTGCCAACGTAAGCAAGGCCGGAGACCAGCAACATACCCAAGCAATCAATCGGATCTTTGCTGGCACCTTTCTGACCATCGCGTCCGGTGTGCTCGCTCAAGGCATACGTCAGGTTGGAGCAGTCCTTGGTAATGTACAGACTCGGCTCGTTCAACGGCGTCAGCGGCTGTGTAGCATCGTAGGACAACAGGCTGTTAATGGCCGACGTCCTTTGGTCCACAGGTACACCCGGCGCAGGTACGAATGCCATGGGTTCATCCAACGGATTCTCCGATTCGGCCAGTAGGTCGATCAGAGTGGTCCCGCCCTGCTCCGATAGAGCCGGACTACCGCCGGCCTTGGGATCAATCAGGCGCATCACAGGCTCGCCGTAACCAAGCTCCGCCTCAATGGTCCTGAATAGGTTGCGGTACTCCGATATCGACCGGCCTGCATCCAACGTCTGCGCAGGACCAGCCTTGCCGTCAGGCTTCTCGCTAGGCAGCACCCACTCGCCATAGTTGCTGAAGTCAGGGAACTCCCGCACCACAATGCGCTTCCCATCCTCGTAGGCCAACAGCCACAGGCAGAACCAGTTACGCGCACCAGCCGGATCGCACACCATGTACAGCGTACCACCGGGAGGCACATTATCCCGCTCGATACAGTGGATATCCGGCCTGAACCGAGCGAAGGCCTTGCCGATGTTGTCCGAGGCCCACCCATAGGCACGAGTGAGGATCTGGCCCATAGGAGAGGCCACCAGCTTCGACTTCATTTCATCGAAGGGGTTGTAGGGATTGTCCTCAGAGAAGAAGAACACCGTCCTCCGATTGGTCTGAGCCTGAACCATAGTGCGAGCAGCCTTTCCCATAGGCCACGTAGGAAGCGCTTGTTTGCCTTTGAGCAACTCAGCCTCATGGAATGCCGATATAGCAGAGCCAGCAGTGAACTCCTTGTACACACTAGCCACACCTTCCAGCGGTGTCTGTGTTACCAATAACTTACCGCGGCGCGTAATCAGTCGATACCGCAA